GCTGCATGTTTTCATCCTTTAAATTTAGATAGTTCTCGTTGTAAATACCAGATAGCTTTTTCAAGATCCTGTTTCTTATTGCCTTTCTTATCAGCTCTAAGAATGTATTTAATAGCGTTACCTAATGAAAACCCTAAGCTATAGTCTTCTATGATGTCTATAACTTCCATCTTGTTACCTTGGTAATGGTCAGGATGGTTAACCATTTCTCGTTCTAGTATTTCTCTCATAAGTTTACGTTGTCCATAAGGATCATCTCCTAATGCTTTTATTTCTTCTTGTAACTCTTGTTTTCTTCGTGCAATCTCTGCTTGATTTGCTTGATGCATTTCTTCTTCTAATTGATCAATCATGTTCTGCTGTGTTTTCTGTTTTTGATAAAATATTACGTTCTTCTAACATTTCTTCAACCTTAACCCAATCTACAAAAGGTTTTGATGATAAATTAAGATCAATTTTTAATGGGCATCCTATGGCACTGTCATCTATCATTAAAGGAGCATAACTTTTAGGGGATTCTGTCCATGTAGATTGTGTAGGATTTGTTTGTACTCCATATAAAGCAATACCATTATCCATAAACCATTTTATAGCATCATTTAAGAAATGACCATTGGTATCGGGTGTAAGATCTCCTTCAATTTCTTTAAAGGTAATCATATTACTTCTCATAGTAAAGAGGATCAATTGATGACCCTCTTCTACTAATCTCTTTAATACAGGAATTGCTCCTATATCTTTACCTATTTCTGGAAAACTGTGTGTTACACATGTCCCATCAAAGTCTATGTTGATTGCTATAGGTTTTATCATAATCCTGTAGATCCGTGACCTCCTTCACCACGTTCTGTTTCTGATAATTCTTCTACTTCTACATACTGTGCTAATGGCACAGGTAGTATTACCAACTGAGCAATACGATCACCCACTTTATAGATATCTGCCCATGGATTCTTCAGATTAAAAGTAACCATGATTTCACCTCTGTACCCACTATCGATTACACCTACAGAGTTACTCATAACTAAATCATAGTTACGTACAGAGGAACGTGGGAACACAAGTCCCACCATTCCTTCTGGTATCTCTACAGCAAGTCCTGTACCGTATACTATTTGACCATCTCTAGATAAGTCAATAGATGTAGCTACAAGATCTGCACCTGCATCTCCTGGTTTGCCAAACTTAGGCTTCTGTGCTTCCTTCGATAACTTCTTGAATTGTATCTTCATTTTCTTCTTCGTTTAATACTTCCTCTGTAGGAAGTTCTGTTTGATTAATTTTGTTAATAATATCTTGACGTAATTTATCAAAGAATTCTTCATTGTCCTCTAATAGAGTTCTGAATTCATCAATGTCATACTTGTTCTCGTTATAAGTGATAGTCTTACCATACTTACGTAAGATTTCAAACTCATTAGATAATACTAAGATTTCACCAATGCGATCAATACCTTCACCATATACCACCTCGAACTGAGCTAGTCTATAAGGAGGAGACATCTTATTCTTTACAGACTTAAGCTTAGTAACATTACCATATTGGAAATCTCCATCCTTAGCTGCTGACTTGGTAACTTCTATACGAACATCAGCACCATACTTTAATGCATGACCGCCTTGAGTTGTAGTAGGATTACCAAACATAACACCAATCTTCTCACGATACTGAGAAACTATAATAGCACAGGTGTTATTTCTAGCTAGTGCAGTTTTCATCTTAGGATATGTATCACTGTTCAACTTAGCCTTACGACCAATGTTAGAATCACCTACATCACCATCTAAGATTTTCTTAGGAATCAATGATGAGTCTGAGTCAATGATAACAAGATCAATCTCTCCAGTGTTGATTAAGTCTAATGCAATATTGAAACCCTCCTCACCACAAGATGGCTGAGCTAGTAACATTGCATCTACATCTACTCCTAATGCTTGGAAGTATTTCTTATCTACAGCATGCTCGCCATCGATGTATAATACTTTACCTCCATTCTTCTGACAGTTAGCTACAGCATGTCCACAGATTGTAGACTTACCTGAGCCCTCCCATCCCATTAATTCATAGAGCTTGCCCTTGACAAACCCACCAACACCTAACACTACATGATCAAATCCAATCGATCCTGTAGAGATTAAATCGTATTCTCCATACGCTTTTGTGTTCAATGTAAGTACTGTTCCTACACCATACTTTTTGTTTAGGGATTCCAATGCATCCTCTAACTTCGATTTGCCCGAAGGCTCTCCTGTTTGCTTTTTAGCCATGATTTAGTTCTTTTTTGTTATATGTAAATTTACGAAATATTCATTAAAAATAAAATAGCCTAGACGTAAAACACCTAGGCTATTTGCACTAATTCACAATCAAATTAATTTACTATGGAAAATAGTATTTTTGTGTTGTCCCTGCTGTGTGACGAGGATAATAACAGCAATTTACACAGTAATTTCCGCAACAGACTCCTCTGCTTGCTAAAAATTCTCTACTCATTGCCACCTCTTTGCTAGGCTTTACTTTTTTCGGTTGTTGTGGTTCACTATCTTTTGACATAACTCATAAAATTCTTGTTCTGATTTATCCATTTTCATTACATTAACATCTTTATGACACCAAACTACATTGTCTTCTAAATATCCTTTAGAAGAATCAAGTCTGTCTAACGATGCTGTCATTCCGCCTTTGGTGTTCCTAGTTGATAAAGTAAGTTCTTCTCCAGTGTAATAGCATTTTCCATCTTGTTTTTGAAATAATTGCCACAAATACTCAATAGATACACTAAATTCTAAATTTCTTTTTGTTGCTGAGTATTTGATATGAGTAAATTTTGACATAGCTAGTAATCCTACGCCTTTATAATTAAAATTACTCTCACCTTTTGTATATCGATTACATCCACAAGATTTAGTATCACCTGTTAATAATTCAGCAGATCTAACTGTGCAACTATTTCCACAATCACACTCACAAAACCAAAATATACTTCTTTCTTTACTTTTGGTTTCAGTAGGTTTAGGTACAGGTTTAATTACTTTAAGTTTACCAAAGTTTTTACCTGTTAAATCTTTAGCATTAGGATGCAGTTTCATATATTTATTATTTTTTATAAATATACAAAACTACATCCATAATGTCAAGGATTATTTTTATTCTGTAGCACAGGCTCCCCCAGCACAAGCAGCTATCTGACCAAACTCTACATTATCAGAAGCTTCAGTAACTTTTGTCAAGTCAAGTTCTTTTAACGTTTGAATTCTCTCATTGTACTCTTGCTCAGTGATGTCCTGAAAAGGTGCTTGGGCGTATGTTCCACCCCAATAAGGAAGTACAGACAAACCATTATAGAATTCACGATTCAACCACATCCACTCACCTACAACTTCCCACTCATCATATGTACCAGCTCCTTTGTTAGTAAGAATAGTGTCATATGTTCTATTACTATCAATAGAGATAGTAGCTGATACGTTGTGAGTGTTGTCACCATTAACATGTCCTGCTTTGATCCATTGTGTAGAGAATTTCTTAACACGTTCCAATGTATCTATAGCTGTCTCAGTTCTTAAGATAGAACCTTCTGGTGCTTTCACAGGAATACGTACACAAACTGTATCATTAGGGCGTAACACATCATCTTCACATAACTCTGGATGATTCTCCATCAAATATACAGCAATATCTTCATTTTTGTTGAATCGCATTGTACGTAAATAGAAATCATTGTGCCAAGCATGGATACCTGATGCTGTTCCCAACACTAGTGATGTAGTTCCTGATGGTTTGATACATGTAATACGAGCTGCCTCGTTTGTACCAATCTTAGCAGAGATCAACATGTTTACATTCTTAGCTACATCAGCAGCAATTTCTAAGTCATACTTAAGAATTTCTCCTGAACCAATACCTGTCATACCAATACCTAATAGAGCATCTTTCTGTGTAGTCTTAGCCCAGATAGGACGTAAGTAATGGAAGTCAAAGAATCCTGCTTGTAGAGTACCAAAGAATGCAGCTGCTGCTACACGAGAGTTCAAGTCTTCTTGTGATTCTACATCAGACACATTCACTTCGCATAAATTACAGAACTGATAAGGACGTAAAGCAATTTCACAACATGGATTAGTTCCCCAATCTTTGTTGTTAGTCCAATACAATCCTGGTTCTCCACTTCCTGAAGCTTCTACACGTTTCCATAGAGCCATGAATTCTTCTTCATTCACTTCACCACGCTGTAGAACAGCTGAGTTGTTAGCACGTCCACGTTGTTCATTTGTCTCCCACCAGTTACCATACTTAGAAGTAATCATAGACTCATCATCATGATCGAATAGACAAATCATAGCACTTCTACGGATACCACCAGCAAGAACACTATTAGCAATGTGACACATGATATCGTGGCATTCTAAGCTTGTTAACTTCTCTCCATCATGCTTTCTATCAAGAATAGCCTGAACGTGTGCTAGGCATAGTTTCAATGGCTCAGGACCTGGTGCTTTACCACCTGCTGTAATCAAAGCTGCACCTTTCTCACGAATAGCGCGGAAGTCAAACTTAGGCATTGTTCCTCCAGCTAAATAAGCTTTCATTAACATCTTAACAGCATCTGCCCATCCCATAATAGAATCTTCAATAAGATAGTTACGAGACTTTGTAGGACGTTTGATAGTTGGTAGTTGGTCTACGTGATGTGTCTGTACTGAATAACCTACACCTGTGCCTCCTAATAGTAAGAACATTGACTCTGAGAAGCTATGAATACTATCTATAGGAAGGTAACAACAGTTGTAGATACGAGCATTGTTCACTTCTGCCGCTGGGCCTGCAAACTGTAGAGCGCGCATAGATGGTAAGATCTTTTTCTCACGAATCATCTTAGCTGTTTCTACAATTGCTTGTGTCATCAGTGGGTATTTTGCAATCATCATATCTTCATAACGATTGACAATTTCATCCCAAGTTTCCCTACGTTGCTTGCTAGGAATATACTTGGCATACTTACTAAAAACCGTGATAGAACTTAATGCCTGGAGTCCTAAATCTGTACTTGTATTATTCATTATTTTATTGTTGTTTATAAGTTTCGTTGTAATAATCTTCTTCATCTCTATAC